CTTAGAAGCATTGGCGACACGAGTTTGGAACTCTTGATTAAAATCTAACTCTAAAAACTTAGCACGTTGCTCTCCAGCAAACATAGCAGTCTGTTGACGATTACTTAAGTTCTGTGATTCAAACTTTGCAAAGGTAGCAGAGTCTTGTGAGGCAATAGGTAGTGCAGACTCCATAGCAGCTTGTACAATAGCCTGCCCTGCCATGCTAGACGCACCAATACCACGGGAGATCATGGATGCTGTAGCTGCTCTCATAGCTCCTGCTACCCATGCTGGTGTCTCACCACCTTCAAAGTCTTGCATCAATTCTGATAGCTGACCTTTTACTGTTGCTTGCTTGCTAGGTTGAGCAGTAGCAGCTTCAACTTGAACAGCCTCATTTACTGCAGCCATATCGACAGCAGAACCCTCAATCATTTCTCCGAGTTCTACAACTCTAGGCGGAGGGGCAACAACTGTTTGAGGCTTATCTATTGTATCTACTTCTAGGTCAAGTTGCGCCATTTCCTCTGGAACACCTTGGGCTGCAGTAACTTGAGCGTCATCAGACACTGTACCTTTTGCTGCAGTTAGATCATCCATTGCTTTCTTTGTGTCAGCCCCAGCCGTTTTAGCTAGGACACTTTCAGCAGTAATAGCCCTAGGAGCATCAGCAGTTGTAGCATCAGCAGTTGTGGCAGCGGCAGTATTTGGGTCTCCAACTTTACCAGTGCCTGCAACAAGACTTGTACCCACCTCATCTGCATCTATCTTAGCTACATCTTGTTTTTGAACTATCTTAGTTGGATCAGTAGCAACATCACTAACCAATCCAGCCTGTGCAGTCATAAGCTCTTGAGCCTGTATCCCACCTATTGCAGCACGATCTTGTTGAGCTTTAACCAATGCATCTTGTTTTGTTTTTATTGCAGCTTCAAGTTTAGGGTTTGGCTTTGTCTCAGGAACCTTGCCACTTGCATCAGGCACTGCTGGTTGAGCTAGTTTTTGTTGTAGTTGAGTCAATTCAAGTTGTAACGTATTAACTTTATTTTGAGAAGCAGCAGCAGAGCCAGAAACATCAGAAGTCACACCTGTAGCAAACTCAGACGCTGAAGTTCCAGCAGCCGTGGCTTCATTAGTTTGCTTTAGTTCAAGGGCTTTCTTTGCAGCCGCTTCTTTTGCAGCTTTTTCTGCCGCTGCCTTCTTTGCCGCTTCTGCTGCCTGTGCTGCTCTTATTGCAATCTGAGGATCAACAGGGCCACCGCCACCACCACCAAAGACAGCACGATCTGCAAAATGAACACTGGGCATAAAGGGGTTATATAACATAATTAAAACTCTTTCTTGTGTGCTTTAGTAGGATCAGAAAACCTACGCCAATGTACCTTGGACTTACCGTATAACTCTTTGTGTTCTTTTCTAACTGCTGTCATCATTTGTTTTGCTTGTCCTGTAGTAGATATAAAGTCTAAACCCCAAAGTTCTTTATCTTTTATATTAGTATCTTCATAATCTTCTTGTATGGGATCATATTTGTATTGTAAAAATTTTTGTGTTTTATTTTTTGTAAACCAACACCAAGTTATTAGACCAACTGGTTTATCTTCTTGATAGAATATTCTAAACCTATTGTTAGTGATTGGCAAGATCAGATAAGTATCTATATCAAAAAGATTATACTTATAGTGGGAAGGGCTTTCTATGAATAACTTTAGTCCGTCTGCTACTGCTTTGTTATAGTCTAGTATCACTTAGAACCCATCCGATAGTCCCTTGAGTATGTCTTTAATGCTTACCTTAGCCTTAGAGTTAGGTGAGTACTTACACTGAAACTGTTTAGGACATTCACGAAAACTATTCTCTGCGTAGTGGTAGGCAATGGTCTTGTTCTTACCTAAGTAAATACACACCTTGCCTTCACGTTCACTCTCAGTATACTTCCATAAGTTACACGTTACATACTCAGGATATAGCAAAGAGCTTGCCAGTATGAGGGGGAGTACAAATGTAGCCATTATAATACCAACGAAACCATGTAAACGCCGCCTCCTAATATGCCAATAATCAAAATAGATAAACCAAGTATAGCCATGTTGTTTGCAATCTGTCTCTTAGATTCCATAGCTGCGTATACTTCTTTCTCTCTATCCTTGCGTATCTGTCTACGCATGTCCACCATCTCATCGTAAGTCCCAAAGCCAAACCGCATGTCAAGCATAAACTTTATTTCTTTTTCTTTCTCAAACAAAGTCTTCTTGCGAACTACAATGTCCATTGCTTCTTGCTCTATAGACTCAGCCCCGTGTGACATCTTGTCTAAGAACGTAGGGTTCTTGCGTTGTGTCTCAGCCCTAGTTATGTCAGCTACTGCACCGTACCAAGCCCCTAGTTGACCTGAGATGTCTTGTATCTCCTTGCCAGCCCCGACAAGCATCTTGACCCCCTTGAAGGCTGCATTAGCTGCAGCAAAAGCTGTGAGGGGGTCTATCATTTAGCTATCTCTGTGCGTGATTGTTAGCAACCACATTCAATGCTTCCTTAATCGCAGTAACGTTAGCGTCTATACGTGCTATCATTACATCATTCTCATGTACTTCATCGGATAGCCTTGCACTGCTAGACTGCACCTCAGATATGTTAGCCCTGTTGTACTTGATGTCAGACACCATACCTGAGACAGCCCAAACAATAGCAGCACCTTGAGCTAACAAAGCACCCACTATTGTTACTACTGTCCAGTTAAACTCCATCAGTCAGCAGCCGCAATGGTTAATGTGCCAGCAGCTACTTGGCGTAGTATCTCTGCGTAGTGACGGTTGGCTGGGTCTAGTGGGACTGACCATTGTTCTCCACTTACTATGCAACTTACAGACCCGTTTTCATCTGTTATGTTAGACAAAACATATTTAGCATTTGTAATTGTCATTGAATTAATCATAATCATAACTCCGCATCAAAAGAAACATGTGCAGCAGCATTGTTATTAGCTCTAACGTAATATGACCTATACTGAGTTAGTGCTGTACTGCCTACAGTATACTCTATCAGGGCTATTTTACTATTATTTACAGTGTTAGAAACAGCCGCTGCTGTTATCGCAGTAGTTGAATTGACAGTATCAGCAACAGCTATAGCAGAAAAACTTACTGCTGGAGTACTTCTCATATTTGTTTTTAAATATGTGGGTGATTGTAGCACGGTTGAGCTAGATGCTATACCAAATCCATTCATAAAATCAAAAGCGTTTTCAGAACCAAACTTTTGAAAATACCGTTGGCACTTATTTTGGGTAACACTTATTTGTTCTTGCTCAAATTCCGTTGCAACTGGGCCGACTTCCATCTGAACTCCCGTGATAAAGAAGTTGTTGTCAGTGCTGCTATAAAAACTGTCTATACCAGCGGCACGATTAGCGTTTGTTGTATCAGCAAAGGCTGCAGTGTTTAGTGTGCCGCTTGTAAAAGTTGACCCTGCATGTAGGTGAAATACTAGGAATAAAGCTACTGTATTATCATCAACAAATGGACTAGAGCCATCGTCTACATCTGCAGGAAATGTAATTTCATGTCTAACCCAGTCTGTCGTGGTATCAAATAGTTTAGTTATTTGCCTATTGTTATCACCATTAAATAGCTCTGCCCCAAAAGTAAATGCTGCACTAGCTTTAACGTAGAAACTTAAAGTAATTTGTTTTGCCCCAGCTACGCCGCTACCTATACGTTGAATATTTTGTCCTTCAAAACGGTGTTGTATTGTCATATTTTCACCCGCAGCAATAGAAGTGTCTGCTGTAGTGCAATCTAATTTAATGCAATTAGCAGAAATACCATTGGGGCCATCTGCTGTTTGTGACATCGTTAAACGACCTGCACTAGCTGATGTATCAATCCTCCACCTATCACAAGTAAAATATCCACTACTAGCACCAATGCCTGTTACAGACGCACTTCTCTGAGCCACATTCATAGCCCCATTGATTACCATATTGCGACCAACAGCAGGGGATATGTTGGCGTTTGTTCTTGCTCTAGTCATCTGTAATTATCCAATGCTGCTTGCTGCATCACGCTCTGTGCGTGTCTTGTAGTCTGACCGACCAGTAACCAATGCTACAAATGCTGCCTGATTGCTTGGTATGCTATCTGTAAAGCTGTCATCGTTCATCAGCTTGGTAGTCCACTCTTGCTGCATACGTTTCCAGCAGTTGTTTTTCTTGCCAGCCATTGCAGCCTGTAGCCAATCGTCAATGCTCAAGATATCATTCAACAAGATAGCTTGCTCTGTGTCCGTTACGTCTACTGTTAATGTTATTGTTGCCATTGTTTTATCTCCTTTAAGATAGGGTTATTTCACCCGATAGTTAGCAAGCTAAGAAACCTGAGAAAATACTTACAGCATTTATATCAGCTTGAGCCGTACCCGAATTTATTTTCAGCTGTAGTGAAGCGGTGTCATTTACATCCATGTCTACTAAATTACTAAATACTATTGACCAAAGCTCAGCGTCCTGTCCAAAGTCAGGGTCAAACGGAATAAAATATGTTCTGAGTGTTGTTACTAATTGTGCTTCATACAAATCAGAAGCACTGTCAACATCAGCC